GCGTTAGATTCTATAAGTACTGAGGTACTGAGGTGGCGGGTAATACTATAGCCGCCACCTCAGTACATGATGGCAAAAGCTGCGCGTAACGCTAAGTGGTGTTTTACTTTGAACAATTATACAGAAGAAGAGTATAAATTAGTAATGGATAAAGCGCAGCGTTTTAATCCGTCGTATTTAATTGTCGGCAAAGAAGTTGGAGAGAAGGGAACCCCTCATTTGCAAGGTTACATCAACCTTGGCAATAAGGGGCGCAGATCCCTACTCCAAATGAAGACACTGTCTGCTCGTGCACATTGGGAAGTCGCTAGAGGAAGCGACATCGACTCACAGAAGTACTGTTCGAAAGAAGGTGATTTTGTTGAACATGGAGCTCCACAAACTGCTGGTGCGCGAAACGACCTGAAAAGCGCGTGCGACATTCTCAAGGAGAAGAAGTCGGTCGCTGCGGTCGCTCGTGAGATGCCATCCACTTATGTCAAGTACCACCGCGGCTTCGAGGCTCTCAACGCTATCTACACCGATGATGACGTACGTGACTTCAAGACCAAAGTGACAGTTCTGGTCGGCAAACCCGGCACAGGAAAAAGCCGCTATGCACTTGAAGTCGCGAAGAAACTGTACCCTGACTCTATTTACTACAAGCCGCGTGGTGAATGGTGGGATGGATATGATGGTCACAAATGTGTTATCATTGATGATTATTATGGATGGCTGAAATACGACGAGCTGCTGAAAATTTGTGATAGGTATCCCTATCGCGTACCGATCAAAGGTGGGTTTAGGCAGTTTCGAGCACAGCACATTTTTTTCACCAGTAATGTTGAAATTAATAAGTGGTACAAATTTGACGGGTTCACGATTGATGCAATTTCGCGTAGAATTGATGAGTATTTTGTGGATGAAATTCCCCAAATTGCCCCTGAACCCGAAAATGTCAATATGGAGCAGCAATTGATTGAGTTTTTGGAGTCCTCACCTAGATGCGCTATACCAAAACATGCAGCAGAGAAACCGGGTGAAACCTCATAATCAAACTCACCCCTGCGGGGCTCGTTGATCAACTATAGTACCGCCTAGGCTCACTCCGCTCCGCTCGTGTCGCCATCCGGCGGCCATGACAATTAACTTTGTAAAGTACTAACAAACAACATTGTGTCGTATTCATATCATGTTTTATTGGTACAATAAACATCAACAGCAATGTTCTTTGTCTCTCTAAACAGTGTCAATAGGCTGAATAAACTCCCAACGGGAGTAAGCAACAAAATCACACAACATATGTACATTTCCAGTAGTTTCACGATTAGGTCCAGAGCCGTACACAGCTGCCGGCATAATCTCCTTCGGAAACAAACTGAAATCAAAACTTTGGCATTTCTGCCACTTAGGAATAGCAGGAGTGTAAGTGCTATCCAACTCAACAATAGGTAGTTCATAGTCAGCGAGATATGCACGAATGTCTCCAGCATAGTTCGGCGTAGTGTACATAGCATCCCACGTGCGAGTAGTAGGAGTAGAGTGGGGGCTGAAGGTCTTCTTGTAAGTGTATCCTGATCTGCGACCCCGTGTGAAGAACTTCTTGAAGTATTGTTCTTCGGTACGGGGTGGAGGGTCGTCATACATCCCAGTCATGGGATGCCAAATAAGCATGACAGGCGACACCTTGTCAATGGTTATTTGTTGGGTAGCCGGGGCGGCGACTGGTGTGGTCGTCGCAGCCAGTTTAGTAGACGTTGTTGAGGTGAAACGGAAGTTCGAGAGACGGTATTCGTAGCCGATGAGTCGGTGGTATCGGTAACTTGACCACTGCATCCGAGAAAGGTTGTCAGTTTTAGACGGGAACCAGGTGTAGTTACCCGTGTTGAAAGTGTGAATTGCGCAGAACGGCGTCGTCGCATTAAGCGCCCAACTGTACTCGATTTCTTCCTCCCTTTGCATCGTGACGAACAGTCGTGTTGTTTTAGCAGTGCTGAATCGAGCTGCTCGGTTAATTCCGTTAAACGTGCGTGCACGAGTTCTCCGTCCCGTGCGTCGTCGAAAGGCAGACCGTCGAAGTCGAGTGTAAGCTCTCCTGTACGTCTTCCTCTTTTTAGTAACACCACGACGCTTGTAGGATCTGCGTTTCCGGTATTTACGAACAATTCGACGCGCGCTAGAGTATCGAGCCATTGTGGTGTCTCTCCGTGAACAACTGCCATAATAATGATAGGCAGCAGGGCTGCGCGCCTTTTATACTGCGCGCAGCTTACGCTGCGCGCAGCACCTATTCACTCGTGCAACGCGCTGATAGCGCTCAGACAAGAATGAACATGTCTGCGCGCAGCAAAATATGCTGACGCAGCAATTATCTCAAGTGGCCCACTTAAATCACATGACGGATCGAAATCTTAAGTGGTGTGCTACTGGGCGGAGCTTAAAGCGCGGACCTTGTTGAAGTGACTAAGTAGGCTCAACAAGGTCCGCGCGTTAGATTCTATAAGTACTGAGGTACTGAGGTGGCGGGTAATACTATAGCCGCCACCTCAGTACATGATGGCAAAAGCTGCGCGTAACGCTAAGTGGTGTTTTACTTTGAACAATTATA